AAGGTTATCTAGTGGCCCCATAGCCCATAAGTTGTCTGGACGGAATCTCCAGCCTACGTGTCTGATATTAGCTCCTGTGAACCAAATAGGAGAAGGTTCATTCCGAACTTCAAAGGATCTGTCTACAACTGTTACAATACGATCAGTTTGTAGTTCATCATTTGTGTGGTCGTGGTAGTCTCCAAAGAACTCCAAGATTTCAATGTAGTCTGACATGTAGTATTCAAACATGTTACCAAAGCCATCTGCTTGATAGCCTACAGCCTTTTCAAAGTCTTCCTGACCCATACCCCCAGCCATGCGCTTAATCTCTTCCCTACGAGCTATGGCAGGCTCCCAGAACTTCTGGTCAGGGTCTGTAGCTGCCAGCTTCTTAAGCTCACCAATAGTCTTAACACTCCGAACTATCTTAAAGCTATCATCGAAGGTATTCGCTAAGGGGTTGAATACGATGTCTAAGGGACTTATACGTTGAGCCCTTGGGCCTACATAGTCTGGAACTACAGAGCCATCAGCAGTCTCCTTATAACGTGCCTCGAAGTGAGAGGTTACAAAAGCATTGCCTGTGTCAATGTAGTCATACAGACACTTCTCAATCTCTGTAACAAACTTAGTCTCTCTCACCTTGTTAGACATGTAGCCTTCAATAGCCTTTGCCTTGTTCTTGTGAGCGTCCTCTCGACTATACGCTTCCCACTTCACCCAGTTGTCATTGGGGAAGAGAGCTGATACGTAGTTAGCAAATAGGTTGTCCCGTATCTGGCACAGCTTAGGGATGGTTGTTGAGTTTTTCCAAGGCAGGGTTGAGTTAGTTGTAGTGGAAGTATCTGTAGCGAATATATAGTCTCGCAGCTCACTCCACTCCTGTAGCTTACCCTGACGCTGGTGGTTAAACTTGTCCCATAGGTTACTCACCCATGCAGCACCAGCATCCTGTCCTGTGGACTCTTGTATCTCAGCCACTTTGGTCATTTGATTTCCTCTTGTCGTAATGGTCTTGAGCAGCGTTTAGAACTAACCACCCATCAAAGTATTGCATGTTTCTAAACCACAAACCCACTTCTTGTAGGTAGGCTTTGGCTTCTGGATAAGTATGAGGTCTTAGCGGAATGCTACACCTCCGAAGCGAGAGCCTGTCTGTACGCTGTCAAAAAACCCTTCCATCTTATGCCTGCTAGATTGTTTGGGAGCCACTGCTATATCTACAGCAGAAGCTAGGGAGTCTTTTAAATCATCATGTGGAGGTCTTGCTAAGACAAGCTCTTCTTCAAGCTGCTGAGTCCAACCACCTTCACGATGCCACACTTCTAGATTGTCATACCTATGCTCTAGAGAAGCCTTAATACGCTCCTCCTTGCTACCCTCTGTCTTACCGGGCCTGAACTCATCAATAGGTAGGGACATACCTTCTTTCTTTAAATAGTCCTTAATACTGTTTACAATGACTGTCTGAGCCACTGTCACTTCCGCCCTAAGCTTATTAAAGCCCCAACGAGAGTGTAGCTCGGCTATGTGCTTGAAGTATACATGAGCCTTGTCAGACTTAAACCTGTCAATGTCCAGTACATAGATATTCTTGTCACAGTCAATACCTATAACCACAATGGCAGTGTAGTCAGCCTCTTTAGACATACTAAATGCAAAGTCAATAGCTGCATAGATGTTAAGCTTCTTACCACCATACATCCACCTACTGCCCTCTCTGGTCAGCTTACGTGGACTGAAGTATTGGAACTTATCTCTGCTAATACGCTCAGAGCCCGGATCATTAGGATCGTTATAATACTGTGAGTGGAACTGTACTCTGTCCACATACTCAGCTCTAATACGAGCTAGGGTACGCTGGTCAAAGCCAAACGCCTTACCATCTTCTCGCACAGCTCTAGGCCATGTAAAGATGCCATCAGTCTCTACCACATACTCCTTGATTGACCATACAGAGTTCTTACCAATGAAGTTACCCTCATCATCAAAGTCCTCATACGCTTGATCCTTCCAAGTGTCATATATATCCTTTGGGTGGTATCGTGTACCACAGGCCATTGTAAAGCCACCAGCGTTACGTATAGAGGTGAACTGAGAAGCTTTCTTAGCAACACTCTCTCGACCATCCTCTGTGTAAGCATTCTCAGGAACCACCAAGTCATCTGCTACAACGATGTCAGCGTGCCAACCAGTGGTGTTGGTAGTCAAGCCTGCTGTAGCTATTGTAGCATCTCGTATGCCTTCCTTCTTACGCTGTACGTGATCCACTGTCATCTTCATGGCAGACCACTTCTCACGCTTGCCTTCCTGTGGGTTAATATACTCAGGGAAGTAGCGCATGTATACAGATGAGCCCATAATGTTCTGTACAGCATAGAGCTGTGTCTGGGCTAGTTCTGACGTTGCTGATACATACAGCATAGTAACTTCTGGATGTCTGGTTATTATCCAAGCACACCATGTAGCAACCATGTGGGACTTTAAGTGAGCACGAGGTAGCATTATAAGCTTGTTACTTGTAGCCTCGTCTCCTTGTCCAAATAGCGTATAGTCCTGCATCCAAGCAAAGATTTCTCTATGCACACTGCCGTACATATAGCCGGGGTTAACTAGCTTAGCGAAGAAGGCCAGATCGTACATGGCCCTCTCCCTAACTTCCTTGGCTTGCTCTGGCATACGCTTAAGCTTTATCTTAGCATCTGCTAACCATTCATCTTCCATACTACTTACCTAATAAGCGAACAACATCACCACTAAACTCATCATCAAGTTTAGCCTGCATACGTTCTTCTTTAAGCTTCTCGTTCTTGCTAGGTCGTCCAGCTTGACGCTTATCCCAACCCTTGTCAGCAAGCCATTTAGCTGCTTGGAAGCCCTTCTCATCTGCTGCTTGGTCAATGATGGCTGATACACCTTGTGACCGGAGAGATAGTTCTAGCTCCTCTCTCCACTCTGCAAAGTGTTTAGCTAGGGCTTTGTTCTCGTTCAGACGTTGCCAATGTTGCCAGCCTAATAAGTATTGGTTAGCAAACTCATACTCAATTACATCTTCCATTTCAATGAAGAGTTTCTTCAAGCTAATGTAAGTGTTGCCCTTATATTCGTGGTCATCATCTTTAAAAGTGTAGATGGCTTTGTCTTCATGGTAGCCCATCTCTAAGAATAGGCTTTGGGTAAGAGGTCTTCCCATCCCATCTTTCAATCGTTTCTTATCTATTTTCATAAAGTAGTCCCCCGCTGGTGTGCTTCCCACCTCTATTTCTCCCGAAGGCTTAACACTGTTTAGGTTCCCCGCAGCAGTAGGCTTACAGAACTTAAACTCAAAGCCAATGGGAAGTCCTGTTGACATTGTTAACACTGCTGCTGACGTGTTAGTAAAGACAAAAGTTTTTCCGTGGTCTTCTGCTACCAAGGTATAGGCAGTGCCGGTGATAGTTGTAAGAACACTCTCACTAGCACTGGCAGGAAGTGTTGTTTCCCATCGGTTATTCGTACCATCCCACACAAGGAAAACTGAGTTTCCTTTAACCAGCTCAATATTCGATACTTCTGAATCACTCTCTAAGTCATAGATTTTCTCAGTTGCACCTCCATGTACATCTAGACGAAGGGTTGTGGACACTCCAGAGCCAATTACCACATGGACAAACTCTCCATCTGAGAGAGAACCAACATTAGGAAGCGCATGATAGCCGTTGGCAGTAGCAATGTTCCTAGTTCAAATAACTAAGCTACTACCAGTCCCATCTACTTCTACAAACTGCTCCGTAGGCTCTCTGGCCTGCACAGGTTCATTAGCAATCGCAGCCTCATCTGTTAAGATGTTTATAGACGCAACATCCCCATTATTCCTACACACAAAGTCCCGTATCTGCCACTCAACTGATTGGTTGAATGTAGGATTATTATATGTATGTTCAGGGACAAAATACCCTGTCAACTTACTAACCCCATCACTCTCTATCTTGAAATAGCCATAGACACTTGAGAGACGTACTCGCTCTGAGATAATATCACTATAAGCT